ACGTCCTTACTGAAAAAATCCGTATAATTCCAACAGGCGGTATAACCTTCAACGGGGACACCGCAGCAGCCAACGCCCTTGATGACTACGAAGAAGGCACTTTTACTCCGACTATTGCAGGAAGCACCACCGCAGGAACGGCTACCTATACAACACAAGTGGGAAGATACACTAAAATTGGAAGACAAGTTTCTTGCCAAATTGATTTAGGGTATAATAGCGGAACGGGAACGGGAGATTTAACAGTAACGGGCTTGCCTTTTGCTGATACAACTTCTGCTAATCCCGCAGCAACTATTGGCTATTTAGACGGAATCACGTTGACCGCACTTAACTATGCTATGGCCTACCTTGCAAGTACAACTACAAGAATTGACTTTGTACAAATACCCACAGGTGGAGGCGCATTGACATCTGTTGCCTACGATGCCGCAGGCCGAATTATCTTAAACGTAACTTATACCGCTTAATAAATAAACAAAATGATTCAAGAAGTAATCTACATCAGCGCATTCAACGTCAAATTAGACGGACAAATTGAAGTACGCAAAACAACTGACGTTACCAAAGACGGAGCCGTAATCGCTTCCTCTTATTGGCGCGTGGTGCTTGCAGTTAACGACCCTGCTGCCGATGAGGTATTGGGAGTTGATGGCTACTACCGCACCCTTGCCAACGATGCTTGGGCAATGATTCCAACGCCCGTAGTGGTTGAGGAAGCAGCAGCCGAGTAAATGGAACACCTACAACAACGGCTTGATGCATTAAAGCAGCAAGAGGCGAATCTACTAATGCAATTAGATGAGGTTCGTGTCTTGGTATCTGCATACGAGAACACCCTAAACAAAGATGACAAAGGAGTCGGCTGATAGCGTAATCACGTCTTGGTCTTTAACGGGAGCAGGACTTCTCGTAAGCTACGCCCATCAAGCGTTGGGTTTAGCCGTACTTGTAACCTCACTTGCGTACACTCTTTGGAAGTGGCGAAGGGACTACAAGCGGGACAAAGGTGCTAATTGAGCGCATCTTCGGTAACCCGAAGACTACTATACTTGGGCTGATAATCATCGGCCTTTGTTTTGTGCTTGTGTTTTACGAGAAGGCCACGCTCACGGAGGTTAGTGCGTTTATGATGGGTGCGTTTGCCCTTATGTTTTTGAAAGACCCTAAAGATGGCAAAGCAACAGGCGGTAAGCCAACGAATCAGTAAGAGCAAGAAGCGAGGCAAGCATTCCAAGAGTGCATCTGCCAACAAAGCGAGTAAGAACTACTCCAAGCCTTACAAAAGTCAAGGTCGTTAGATTGTGCATTAAGTGGCACTTTACCTGTTAATGTACGTTTTATTGTACATTATGACTACAAATTGTGCAATTAAATATACATTAAGCAATATGCAAAAAGTGCAAAGTGTAAACTCAAATGCGCATAATGTGTAAAATGTCCAACTTTTGATATTAAAAACGTGACCAAGAACTTTACCCTTGCAGAACTGACTGCTACAAAAACAGGGCTTCCTAACGCTTTACCCAAGCATTTAGAACCCAACCTCCGTGCGCTTGCAGAAAACGTCTTACAACCCACGAGAGATGCATTAGGTGCGGTGAAAGTAACGAGTGCATACCGCAGCCCTGCGGTGAATACCAAAGTAGGGGGAGCGAAGACATCGCAGCACGTTCAAGGCCAAGCAGCCGACCTCAAGTGCGAAGCAGGCAACGATGTTTTATTTTATTGGATTAAGGACAATTTAGACTTTGACCAACTCATTTGGGAATTTGGCAATGATACTGCGCCATCGTGGGTTCACGTTAGTTACTCAAGTAGCAAGAACCGAAAACAAATCCTAAAAGCAGTAAAGCACAATGGCAAAACCAAGTACCTCACCTTTTGATAACTGGCTCAATGAACTCGAAACTAAACCCCAACCGACTTGCAATGTGGACAATCCTGCTGACTGCGACTCTTGCGGTAGTTAGCAGTTGCGCTACTGTGAAACCAGTCCTAGAGAGTGTAGTTGTAAGGGACACGGTAATTGTCACGCAGACAAAGTACCTAACCGACACGCTCGAACTGTTCAAGGACACGACAATTTACCAAGACAAGGTACGTCTGCAGCTTCAGTACATAGACAGAAAGGTGTACGTTGAGGCAACCTGCTTGCCAGACACGATCAGAGTTACACAAACCAAGATTCTCACAAAGGAGAAGAAGCAGAGGGGATGGACTCTCGAAGGTGGTCTCACTATGCTTGCCATTGTTTTGGTCGCTGCGTACTTCGTAAAGAAGTGGATAGATAAACTCTTGGAGTAATTATACCCCTAGAGGGGCATTAGGCGCGTTCTGCGCGCGTTTATACCTAAAAGGGTATATGTGTATGCCTTGAGGTATTTGGATGCGTTAAAACGCAACTTCCTTTCTTTTTCTTTATTAAGTTTCTTTTTCTTTAAGTTGTTTGGTTAAGTTAAGAGTTGACTAACTATCAACTTGAGTTAACTTGAAAGTTGATTAAGTTAACTAATCAAGTAACTTAACTTGTAAAAAAAACAAAATAAAATTGACATAGCAAAGTCTTTATGCTAATTTATAATGATTATAAATAATGAATGATCATATTTTCATTTATTGGGATGATGTACCTTTGGCTAATGACCCCAAAGTACTACATCGGCAAGACATTGAAGATCGAAGCGAAGGATGTCGTGATGGACTTTCAGCCTGACAACTACAACTTGGGAACGGCTCTCACGTACCTAATGAGAGCAGGCAAGAAACCTCACAACCCTATCTGTGACGATATCCGAAAGGCTATTGCTCACCTTGAATTTGAACTTGAACGACAGAATGAGCAACGACCAACAAGCGAAGGAAGCCAAACAACAACAGCTAAGTATGCAGTACTATACTAACCCTGCCAAACGCAGAAAGATAGACTTCATCTTGGAGGAGTGCGCCACGCTGATGTCTAACTGCGACTCGGACTACCAATCTCGCCAACAGGCAAAGTACAAAGAACAGGAGCTACTCGGTGAGATCGCCAAGATAGACCTGCACTTCGCTATCCAATGCGGTTATCTGATACCCGACAATTGACCTACAAGATTGTCGTAGGTAAGGTTCCAAGCCTTAACGCCTTCTATGCATCAAAGCATTGGACTGCCCGTGTAAAGGCAAAGGAGTTGGTATCTAAAGAGGTGATGTCGCAGCTTGAGAAGTATGACTTGCAAGAGATAAAAGATGTCCAAATCTATTGCAAGGTCAACTACCGCTACGATATTGACAATGCCATTATGGCGGTGAAGTTTGCCCTTGACACATTCAAGACTTGGGGTGGAGTAAAGGACGATAGCCGCAAATATGTGCATTCCTTAAAGTTGGTACACGATACAACAATTCCCAAAGACACGGCAGAAATTACGTTCACGGGTTTGTTGGTATCAGAATAAGTTGTATATTTGCATAACTTAAAACCAATCAGTTATGACTTTATCTTTCAGTTCAGACGTTTACACCGAGATGGTGCAAGTGCAACAAGCACAAATCCAAGCACTACAAAACAAGATACAAGAGCTTGAAGCTCGTATTGAGGTTTTGCAGCAGCAATCAATTCTATTTATCTAAAACCAATCTATACTATGCCTAAAATTATTTCTATCACCCCCACCGGACAATGGCAGGATTTATTCAAGCTTGAAGTGCGCTTCGAGAATGGAGACTTCGGCACTGCCTTTGCTAAATCTCAGACACCTCCCTACGCAGTAGGCGAAGATGTTGAGTACAGCAAAAATGAAAAGGGTACGATCAAGATCCAACGTGCCAATGCTTTTGGCGCAACTACAGGTGGAGCTTATACACCATCAGCTCCTTCATTTGCGGCTAAGCAAGATGATCGCTCGGCTTCTATCATCCGACAGGTTGCTTTAAAGTCGGCGGTTGAATACGCTTGCGCCGCGCAACACGATGTAAACACCATCCTTGCCAATGCAGAGACCTTCAATGCTTGGATGACTGGTGCAAGTTCAGCTCCTGCCTCACACACGGAGCATTTCGCAAATCGCAACGACCCTTTCTGATTGGTTTTTAAATAGGTCGTCGCGTGAAGCCCCTCTACGGAGGGGTTTTTTTATGTCAATTATTTTGCTATATTTGTAAAACCAATTAGAAACAATGATACATCCTGATCTTCTGAGTAACGAATCATCGTTACCATATTTACAACGCGCACTCAAAGGCAAATACTATGACACTGGCAAGCTCGGTGTTTATGAAGTAGATGAATGGCTGAGGTTAAAAGATGGTGAATTTGTCGTAGTGGTCGGCCACGCCAACGTGGGCAAGACACATACGCTGCTTTACCTTATGCTGCTTCAGTCGTATAACTTCGGCAAGAAGTGGTTGATCTACTCCGCAGAGAACGAAGTACCAAGTCTGAAGAGAAAGCTCATTGAGTTCTTGGTGTGCAAACCTATCCAAGGGATTGACGAAGGGATGATGTTCCGCAAGCTTGACTTCATAAACGAGTACTTTCAATTTATAGACGGCAACAGGCTATTCACCGCATTTGAACTTCTTGAGATAATGAACTCAATTAAGAACGAATGGAATTACACCGGTGCTCTTATTGATCCGTATAACTCTTTATCTACTGATCAAAAGAAATTAGGTAAAACAGGAATGCACGAATACCACTACGAGGTAGCCTCAGCGCTTCGGGTATTTGCCCACAAAAACAACGTTACCACAATTGTAAATGCTCACCCTGTAACTGAGGCGATGCGTAAAACATTTTACAAAGGCCATAAGTATGAAGGCATGGCTATGCCTCCAAATACCTCAGATATTGAAGGAGGCGGTAAGTGGGGTAATAGATCAGACTGCGTGATCGTTATACATCGTTTTGCCGCGCACGAAACTGATTGGATTTACACGCACATTCACGTTCGTAAGGTTAAAGAGATGGAAAGTGGCGGCCGCATAACTCCTCTTGAAACTCCCTTAATCTTACAAAGCCTATTAGGTAATGTTGGTTTTATGATAAATGGTCGTAACTTGCTGTTAATTAAAACAGATGAAACCCCTGCGACTGATGTACCCTTCTGACGATAGCCACGACCTTTACATTCGCGAGAAGCAGTTGATGCTTGCAGGTACTGCGATGTGGCTTGCCAAGCAAGCGGCAGACAAAGCAAAAGGCCGTGAAGTACAAGATGACCTTCTTCACCACGTTATGAGCTGCCACTACGCAGACTTGCTATTGCAGCAGTTTATTGACTACCGACAGTTCACAGAAGGCAAAATGAATGAGATGTACTTGGCTAACTCCAAGCTTAGAGTAGATGCCGAGCAAATGATTTACGAGATACAACGCCTGCAAGGTATTATTGAAGACTCGCTATGAAGCAGATTCTATCACCTTTTCAAAAGTACGAATGCTTTGCAGTAGACGGAGTAGACTACCTTGTTACCGATGTTACAATAATCCAAGACAAGGATGACAATTTAGTGGAATGGGCAAGTGAGATGAAGTTTAAAAGACTGAAAGACCACAAGCACTACACTATGCCAATCACCAAGATATTAACCAATTATAAAGAAGGCAGGGCTAAACACTGCAAATGCTAATGAGACCTTTTGAAATACGCCAATTAAAAGTAAGTAAAGAACAATACTATGCACGTTTAGGGTTCCAAGACAATGGAAGCCGTGCGCATAAAGAAAGCACTGCAAGAGCAGCATTTGTATCAGCATTCAGAAACCACGCCACGCTTCACGAATTAGGAGAGGCTATAGACAAAGACCATAGCTCGGTGGCGTATGCCGTAAGGATGCACAAAGATCGCCTTATCTATGGTGATTATCAGCACTACTACAAGGTGGCTTGCTGCGTTCTTGAAGAAAACCCGATGGCCTGCATTGACAAGCCCGACTTTGAGGCGATGGAGCAGGAACTAAATAAACTCAATGAGGTGGTAGCGGAGTTATCTAAGTATAAAGAACTATATTTAACGCTAAAGAAAACATTTGATGAATTTTAACGTAGGCTTTTATCCCATCTATGGGCTTATCGTAGGAGCAAATTGGTCAAAGACTGATTACCTTGAAGAGGATATTGTGATGCATACAGTTCAGTTTGCATTGTTTGTGATAATTGTAGAAATTACTTGGAACTCCTCTCATTATTAGCCAAGCGCCAGACTGATTGGATTCGGATGTGCAAGAGCTTTGGTGCAAGCGATGACCTTGCGCAGGAGCTTGTTCAGGAGATGTATGTCCGACTTTATAAGTATGTGGCTGATGCTGAGAAGATAATGTACAACGAGACCGATGTCAATACCTTCTTTGTCTACGTTACGCTCAGGAATATGTATGGGAACTTAATGCGAGCGCGATCTAAATTTGAGTTTGTAGATGTAAACATCCTTGAAGAATATATCTTTGAAGATACGAACGAAGATGCAGAAATGCAACTCATAGCACTCTATGACAAGGTGTGGTCAACACAGGATGATTGGCATTGGTATGACAAAAAGATTTTTGCGCTATACCACAACACCGACATGAGCATTCGCACATTAGCTGGCGAAACAAAAATTTCAGCACGATCAATTTTCAACACACTAAAAAATGCAAGAGAGCGAATCCAAGAAGACTGTGAAGACTCCTACAAAGCGTACAAAGAAGCAAAGCGGCTTGGGTGATACCATAGAAGCTATCACAACTACCACAGGTATCAAGGCTGCGGTAGATTGGTTTAGCGAAGCCACAGGCGTGGACTGCGGATGTGATGCCCGTAAGGAGAAACTCAACAAGCTATTCCGTTACAGGAAGCCTGAATGCTTAACCAAAGAAGAATACGAGTTTGTCGGCAGAATGCGAGGCAGGAACACCGTGACCGCTATTGAGCAGACGGAAGTGAATAGAATCTACAACCGAGTCTTTAAGGATTCGGTGAAGCCAACCAACTGCGGCTCTTGCCTACGAGGTCGGCTGCAGGAGCTTGAGACGTTATACAACGCTTATGGTCAGTAACGAACGCAGGCAATACTCCAACCAAGTTGGTGATTTAACTGCAAATAGATTTGTAGAAGCTTGTGAGGCCATAGGCTACTCTTGTGAGAAGTCAGATCGAAACACTGACATCTACGATCACATAGACTATTTTGTTACACGCCTTAATGGAACAACATCCGTAGACGTAAAAGGAGGTAACCATCCCAATACTATTTGGGTAGAGTTTAAAAATGTAAAAGGTAACAATGGTTGGATGTACGGCAAAGCCGAGTACATTGCATTTGATATGCCAGAGCTTGGAGGTTTTGTAATGGTGAGAACACAAGAACTTGCACGGCTATGTGAAGACATTGTAGAACCTGTATTTGTGCCAAAGCAAGAAGCCACAAGAAAATACTACCAAAGAGAAGGCAGACAAGACGTAATAAGCAGACTTGAGTTGCCAGACATCCAAAGATTAGTTTCATTTAAAGTTTTAACCTATGCCAATCCCTCAACCCAAAAGTGGTGAAAAGCAATCCGAATACATCCAACGTTGCTTGGAAGCTATCGGAAGCGAATACCAAGATAAAGACCAAGCGGTAGCAATTTGCTACACGCAATGGAAGGAGGACAAGTAGTCCTCTTTTTTTTGTCGTGTTGTTAGTAATTAAATAATTTGTTATATATTTGTAGAACATTTAATACCAATCAGATGAAAACACTACTTAAAAACACGGCCTACTTCTGCGCCCTTGCGCTAACGTTTTGGGCATACCTATGGACTCTTGAACTTCTTGGGATATGATATTCACATACAACGACCTAAAGTTTTGGCTTGAAAATGCAGACCTTTTGCCACAGTCTTATTGGGATGCCCTTGAGGATTACGACCCCGACAATAAGAATAGCGATGAGATTCTTGCTAAGTTTCTCGGCTACGTTCACGTCGCTGACTTCTACAACTACGAGATGGACATAACCTACGTTGAAGAAACCTACAATGAGGATGGCTACACCAACACCGTCGCTTACCCCACGACCTCCATTTATGGAGAAGCCCCAAAGCTTGCCGATGACATCTACACCAAGTGGTTGAATTGGGCAACTCAAGTCGCATCTGAAGAATAATTAAAACCAATCAAAATGAAATACCAAACTATATCCCAACTACTCCGAGAGCTGAAGTCAGTAGACATATCTGAATCAATCTTAAAAGACATTGAAACCATTGAGAAGGTTACCTTGCGTATTGCCTACCACAATGCTTTGATTGGTGTTCCGTTCGAGCAATGGTACGAATCGACATTTGAAAAGTAAACATTTTTGCTTACATTTACTAAAACCAATCAGATACAATGACAATTTTTGATCAAGCCAATGAGATTATATTCGAGCGCAATGAAGAAAAGGAGCGCCAATATGGTCCAATAATTAAATCAATGAGCTCGGCTGCTGTGATAGCATCAGAACTTTGCGGTAAAGAAATCACCACAGAAGATTTTTACAAGTGTATGATGGCGCTTAAGTTATCAAGACTTGGGTACAGCAGTAAGAGAGACACCATATTAGACCTTATTGCTTACGCAGGATCGTTTGATAATTTTAAAAATGGTGATTATGAAAAATAAAACACAACTTCTTAAGGTACTTAAAAAGCTAAAGCATAATCTTGATCATAACATTTTTGTTATAGACGGCGCTACAAAGATGGTTGAGGTGCTAAATGCCAATATGATACTTGATCCAACAGACAAGATCATTAAACTTAAGGGCAGGCAAACGCCAACTAAGTACGTAGAGCAAGAGCTAAAATGGTATGATTCTCAAGACTTAAGCGTTAGCGAAATTGGCAAGCACGCAGCGCTATGGCTTAAGATCTGTGGTGTTGACAGTAAGATCAATTCTAACTATGGTCACCTTGTTTACTCTGATCAGAATCACAATCAGTATGAAAATGCTTTAATGCAACTAAAGCAGAGCAAGCATTCACGTAGAGCAATAATGATTTACAACAGACCGTCAATGCACGGTGATAGTGTTGAAAACAGTAAGAATGATTTTATTTGCACGCTAGCGCATCATTTCTTTATAAGGGATAACAAACTACACAGCGTTATTAATATGCGATCTAATGACGCGATATATGGCTTCTTCAATGACTTTTATTGGTTTGCCACCGTTCAAGAACGTTTCTTGCAAGACGTGAAGAAATTATACAAGGAAGTAGAAATTGGACACATGTACTATAATGCCAACAGTTTCCACGTTTATGAAAAGCACTTTGATATGTTAAACCTAATTTTTAAGAAAAATGATTAAAAACCTAAAACACAGACTCTCTTCTAACCACGACAAAAAACCAACTATATCAAATGCTGATGTTGTTGAAATGTTTGGCAATGGTTTAAATAACAACATAAAATTGTTGTACGTGGACCATTCTATTGTGTTGGAATATAAGGAGAACAGACAGTCGTTAACCTGGCAGTGCACATCTCAGCTGCCTAATAATTTAGAAGTTCCAACTGTTGGCCATCCTGTTTTTTACAACGTCACGCAATACACTGAGCTGCTTACTGATGAACTTCAAGCAATTAGAGATTGGGCTAACGATAGAAATTTAATATCTCAAGGCGATACAAAAACACAATATCT